GCTGGAATTATTCAAGAGATCTACAGTCGTAGAGAGTACGTAAAACCTTCGGTTAAGAAGAAACTTAAAAAGGAAGAGGCAGTCCGCCGACGTATCCGTGAAAATAAGAAAGAACAAAACCGAAAAAAATACAATAATAGTTAACGTTTTCTGAATTTGGGTAATACTTATTAGTAGACTACACCTATTTTTAGGTGGTATTTTTGTATATACCCCATTAAAGATTCAAAATAATCTTTAAGTAACGAGAGGTCAGAATGACTAAGATTACCAATGAATTACTCAAGGAAGCTATTGCAGATGCGGAAAGCGTTCGTGAAACCGCTATCGCTAATGCAAAGATTCAACTTGAGGAGTCAATTGCGCCTGCTATAAAAAATGAGATCACAAAAGCTCTCATGGAAGCAGATGAAGTTGGCGAGTCACACAATCCCCATAGGGGACAACAATCTAACGACTTTGCGGAAGTAGGTGAGTCGGTAGAAACTGAAGGAGAATCGGTGGAAGAAGTTGCCAACGATGCTACTTCAGGAATTGGTGGTAGTGAAAACAAGATGCCTTCACCAGCATCAAGTAAGTCTTCAAAGGTCGGTAGTGACGGTGGACAGGAATTTGAAAAGTTCCACACTGGCGCCGAAGGAGCTGAAACACCACAGCAGATGAAAGAAGAAAAAGAAGAAGACGAAGACGAAGATGTAGAAGAAGTTAATGAAGGAATTATGGATCTAGAAGCCATTATCCGTGAACTCCAAGCCGAAGTTGAAGAAATGATCGGTGGCAGTGATGACGAATATGGTGAAGAAGAAGATGATGATGAGCTAGATCTAGACGCTGAACCAGAAGCTGAGTTCGGTGATGAAGAACCAGAAGCAGAATTTGGTGAAGACGATGAGCCAGAAGCTGAGTTTGGTGATGAAGAAGATGATGATCTCGACATAGAAGAAATTCTTCGCGAGATTGAAGCCGAGCTGTCCGAAGAAGAACACGCTCCAATGGCTGACGAAAATGCAAGACTTAAGGGTGAGCTAGCCGAATATCGTAAGGCAGTTGAATTGCTACGTGGTAAGCTCAATGAGGTCAATCTTCTAAATGCTAAGTTACTATTTACAAACAAGCTGTTCAAGAACCAAGCACTAACTAATGAACAGAAGGTTCATGTTGTTGAGACATTCGATCTAGCTACAACGCTACGTGAGGTTAAGTTGGTCTACGCTACACTAAGTGAAGCTGTTCCAGCACCAGTTAGAAAGAAAGCTCAACCACAAGCAATGGTCACAGAAGCAATTGCTTCTAACGTTGTAGGTTCTACAGCACCAAAGCAAGAAGTTATCGCAGAAGACACTAACGCAGCTTTCCGCAGAAGAATGCAGGAACTCGCTGGTGTCAAAGTACTTTAATTAAACATTTATTCGGAGATTGAAACATGAGTGACGTATCACATTTACTCACAGAAGCTGCTACAGCTCACCAACAGCTATCCAACGAAGCACGTAGAATGGCTAGTAAGTGGGAACAGAGTGGACTTCTTGAGGGATTAGACGGTCCAGAGAGAAACGGTATGGCCGTTCTTCTCGAAAACCAAGCAGGACAGCTTCTTAACGAAGCATCCGCAACACAAACAACAGCCGGACTTGAGAGTTGGGCTGGTGTTGCTTTACCATTGGTCAGAAAGGTTCTTGGACAGATTGCTGCCAAGAACTTTGTTTCTGTACAACCAATGAACTTACCAGCAGGATTAGTCTTCTTCATGGACTTCCAATATGGTAATACAGCTGGACAACGTGCACCACTAGAGTCCATCTACGGTGTTACAAGTGGTAGTGGAACGCTACCAAGAGATGGTTTCTACGGAGCAGGACGTTTCGGATACACAGTAAACGAAACATCGTCTGTATTTTCTGGTATTGCTGCTACTCGCGTAGCAACAGAAAACGATCTTAACTTCGAAGCAACTGCTTCAGGAACAACATATAATTTATATACAGTTCCTCTTTCAAATCTAGGAAGTGTTGACGTTCGTAGTGTTCGTTCATTCGTTCCTTCCGGTTCTGTTGTTGACTTTGCTGGGTGGCTACCACAATTTACATCACTTAGTGCCGATGGTGCTAACGTAACATTTATTGCTCCATCTGGCTCAGCAACTCTTGATGCTGTAACATATTCAGTACAACCAGTTGAAACCAACCGTGGTGACTTTGAAGATCAAACCCCAATTCAGGGTGGATCTAACGTGGATCAAGGGTTAAACCTTGAAATTCCAGAGATCAACATTCAGCTACGTAGCGAAACAATTGCTGCTAAGACACGTAAGTTGAAAGCTGTCTGGACACCAGAACTCGCTCAGGATCTTAACGCTTATCACAGTGTTGATGCTGAAGCTGAGTTAACAGCAATGCTCAGTGATCACATTTCTCTTGAAATTGATCTTGAGATTCTTGATATGCTTATCGTAAGTGCTACAACAACTGATTACTGGTCAGCCAGAATCGGTCAGGTATGGGATAATGTTGCACAAACATTTACTCCAGACCCAAGTGGTAACACAGGTACAGCATGGACAAACATGACATGGTATCAAACCCTTGGTCAGAAGATGCAGAAGGTTTCTAACAGAATCCATCAGCTAACTCTTCGCGGTGGTGCTAACTTCGCAGTTTGCTCACCAACAGTTGCAACCATTCTCGAAACCATCCCAGGCTTCATGGCTGGAACAAATGGTGACAAGATGGAATTTGCTGCTGGAGTCTCACAGGTTGGTTCCTTCCAGAACCGTTTCACAATCTACAAAAACCCATACATGACTGAAAACGTTATGCTCATGGGCTTCCGTGGAACAAACTTCCTAGAGACAGGTGCTGTGTACGCTCCGTACATTCCGCTCCTAATGACACCTCTAGTGTACGATCCTGACAACTTTACGCCACGTAGAGGAGTTATGACTCGTTATGCTAAGAAGGTTGTTCGCCCAGAATTCTTCGCTAAGATCTTCGTTGACGGACTAGAGTTAATCTAGGCTAACAACCGAAGTTGATGGGTACAAAAAGAGGGGTGGGTCTTCGGACCCACCCCGATTTTTTTGTTTATAGGATGATATTTATGAATGTAAAATGGTTCCCAAAATGGTTGTTAATATTTCTTTAATCTGGGAGCATCATGGAAACTAATTTTTATGAAGTAATTAGTTCTGTCTGGCCAGTTTTTGTTGGTGTTATTTCACTAGTTATCGTTTTGGCAAAAATGCACTCGTCTATACAAGTACTTGACGATAAAGTAAAAGTATTGTTTGACCTCTTTAATAATAGAGATAGACGAAACTAGTATGTGATATTTTTAAATGTGCCAGTTTCTATTAAAAATTGTCGGTTCGCTAGATGTTCGTCATTCACATCTTCTTTACTTTGTCCGTGGTAGTAAACCGCCATCTTATCATTAATCATTAACTCATTTAATGACAGTTCTTGATCCGACAAAAATATTTCTCCTAAAATGCGGCCAAACTTGCCACGACCATCTAAATAGGTTTGGAGTATAACCTCGGAACCTACCGGACAATGTTCCATAACATACAGTTTTGATAACATACCAAATTTTTTTTCGTTGCGATCACGGGTTCTACTTTCTGGAGCATCGACTCCCCGTAATCTAATTCTCTGTTTCCGTAGCCAAATATCAAACCCAAGATCAACATCAAGATCAATGGTATCTCCATCTACAACTCTATCAACAATTGCTTTATATTCGTACATCTTATGTCTCCGGTTAGGACTATTTATAATAAATAGATGGTCTACCATCTAACGTTACTATTTATAGTCAGGATAAATTCCACTAGAGAACATTAATGGCAACAACCCCCGAATATATTGCTTATGACGGTCAACCATCAAACCCTTCTGGTCTAACTCCATTTGGAATATTTGACACCGAATCAAATTTTCAAATTGACGGACCAAAGGTAGCCAACTTTGTTGCTACTAGATTAGGGTATCCCATCCTTGACGTTGAACTTCAAGATTTACAGATGTATGCGTGTTTTGAAGAAGCGGTAATTGAGTATGGCAAGCAAGTAAACCAGTTTAGAGCCAGAGACTATATGTACAATATGCTTGGTAGCTCTACTTCTACTGATATGACCCAAAGAAATATTGTTGGTACCGCTTTACCTCAAATTATTAAATTAGCAAGTGATTACGGTACAGAAGCTCTTTCTGGCGGTGATATTGATTTGAAGAGAGGATATATAAAGACCTCTCCATACGTTGCTACATATGATCTAAAAGACCTTTGGGGTGATGTTAGTGAAAGTGGTGAGGATTTAGAGATTAGAAAAGTTTACCACGAAGCTACTCCCGCCCTTGCTAGGTATTATGATCCATTTGCTGCCACTGGACTTGGAATTACTAACCTATTTGCAGAATTTGGATTCGACGGATACTCACCAGCCATCACATTTGTTATGATGCCTGCCTATGAAGATATGTTGAGGGTTCAAGCCATTGAAATCAACGATCAAATCAGAAAGAGTATTCACACATTTACGTTATCTAATAATGTTCTTAAGGTTTCTCCAATCCCACGAACATCATTTAATATGTTTTTCGATTATTATGTGACCAGCGACAAAACTTCTGCAACATTGCAGTCGGGTAGTCAGAATGAATTTGTTAGTGACTTCTCAAATATCCCATTAGAACATTTACCGTATAACAATATTAACTCAATTGGCAAGGTTTGGATTTACAAGTACACGTTGGCTCTTGCTAAAGAACTTCTTGGACTAATTCGTTCTAAATATGAAAGAGTTCCTATTCCAAATAGTGACATTAAAATGGACGGCGAGGTATTGAGAAGAGAAGCGCAACAAGAAAAAGAGATGTTAGTCAAAGAACTACAAGAAACATTGACTAAAGCTGGGTATCATGAGCAAATGAAACTACAAGCAGAGTCCGCCGAAGCCCAAAATAAAATTTTAGATAGAGTTCCCCTCGCAATATATGTAAAGTAATATGGCAAAATTCGTAGGCAACCGTGATTTTGAATTTTTTCAACACGTTAACCGTGAATTAAGTGCAGAAATTGTAGATACTCCTGTAATTTTGTATAAATTAAACTTGGCGTATGCAAATACAAACATCTATGGTGAATCTGTCGAAAAAATAGCGTATGATGGTGTAGAGTTGACCGCATTTATCGACTATAAAGGAAACGAAGTCATTACTGACTCTGGATTTGGTATAGATGCTACTCAAGAAGCCGAATTTAGGTTTGTGCGTAGGATTTTACAAGAAAGACACGTATATCCAGAGATCGGAGACGTTATTGGATACAATGATGCGTTTTATGAGATTGATAACGTACAAGAAGTACAACTTATCGCTGGTAGAATCGGTTATAATCAGTCAATCATATGTTCTACACATCTAACGAGACGTAGTAACATTCAAATTGAATCTAGGCAAGTATGAGTAAGGTAACTGATCTAATAAAGAACGCACAGATAGATGACCAACATCAAAACCGTGGGTTTGATACAAAAACTGAAGAAACAAATGAAATTTCGGTTGGACTTATTGATATTGATACCACCATCATTCAGTATATGGAACAGGTTATCAAACCACACGTTGTTCAGGACGGAGATAAGATAGAAGTTCCAATCATGTATGGAAATCCTGAACGCTGGAAGAACATACGAAAGGATGGGGTCATTAGAGATGTTAAGGGCAAACTACAAATACCATTATTGGTAGTAACTAGAAGTTCATTGGTCAAGAATAAGATGAATAACCCCGTTAAAAAATACCAAGAGTTAGATTTTTATTCTACCCAGTGGAATCCAAGAAACAAATATGATAGGTTTGCTGTACTGAATGACATTCAAGAAAGTAATAAATACGTATCGGTCATGTACCCAGATTATTATGATCTAACATATCAGTGTGTAATTTGGACGGAATATATGGCTCAAATGAATCACTTAATTGAACAAATTTCTTTTGAAGGCGAAAGCTATTGGGGCGAAAAAGATAAATATAAATTTAAAACGTCCATACGAGAATATAAAAACACGGTTGAGTTGCCCGAACGTAAAGATAGACTAGTTCGGTCAGAATTTGACATGACAGTTAAAGCATATCTACTACCAGAAAATACAGTCGATAAATATGGAAAGCCAATAAATATGAATCAGACACGATTTACAACAAGAAAATTGATCATCAAAGAAAAATTCATTGAATAGAATTTGTTTTGGGAATCTTTGAGTATATTTATAATACAAAGGATGGTTAGGTTATGACAAAAATTAGTGATGAAGAATTACAACAAGTAAAACAGAATCGTGAAAGGGTTTTACAAAACTCACAAAATTTAAGTGAGTTGGTGCTTTCACAGACCCTTTTAGAAAAACAAATACAAGAAGCAAAAAACGTTTTTCTAGAATCAGTTGAAAGAGAATCAAATAACTTAGAAAGTTTAAATAAAAAATATGGTGAAGGGTTACTTGATATTGATACAGGTGAAATAAAAACTACCTAACGGAGAATAGAGTATGGCAGAGCGTGTGGTTAGCCCAGGCGTATTTACCCGTGAGAGAGATCAATCTTTCTTAGCTCAGGGTGTGGCCGACATCGGAGGAGCATTTGTTGGAGTCGCCCAAAAGGGTCCAGCATTCGTTCCGGTGATTGTTGATGGTCAACAAGAGTTTGAGAATAGATTTGGAATTGCGGACGAATACAGCTACTTAGGATATACAGTCCAGAATTATTTACAAGAAGCAAGTTCAGCAACAGTTGTTCGTGTTCTTGGATTAGATGGATACAGCGGTTCAACATTTCAATCAGCTAAGTTGATTGCTAGTGGATCTGGGGGTGAAAGAATCGCCGCCATTTTCCACCCAACTGTTGACGGCGTAAGTATTGTCTCTTCTTCTGTTAGTGGAACGGATACATTAGCTATCGTATTGAGTGGTTCTAATGGAACGGCTTCATTTAGTTCTGTGTCTCCAAGTGGATCTAGTAGTGATAACATACTTAGTAGTATAGGTTCTGCCGTTAATGGTTCGAATCCGGGCTATACGTACACATACTTCCCATCTGCTATTGACCCCGACCTTGGTGGTGTCTCAGCGGCTGAATTCAGACTAGAAACTAGTTCTGTGGCCATTGACTTTACATCAAGAGAATATTCAAACGCATCTACCCCTTGGATCAGATCACAAACAATCGGTGGTGCTAAATACGACCTATTCAAAGTTCATACTCTCGCTGATGGGTCAAACAGTAACCGTGATGTTAAGATTTCAATTCAGGGCATTAAGTACAGAACTGTCGAAGGACAATATGGAACATTTTCACTATTGGTCAGAAGAGCATCTGATACGGATACTAAATCAGAAATTCTTGAACAATATGATAATCTAACATTAGACCCAAATAGTTCAGACTATATTGGTAGAAGAATCGGTAACAGTGTTTCAACATACGACTCCGTTTCTGAAGAATCCCTATACATTGGTGATTTCTCAAATAGAAGTCAGTTTGTTAGGGTTGAATTGAGTGAAGATGTTTCATCTGGAACGGTTCCAGAAACAACATTACCTTATGGATTCTCTGCACTCACCGCACCGGTTAAAATTGAAGGCAACGAAGCCGTGGTTAGAGCACAAGTTGTAACTACAGCTTGGACATCTGCGTCGGTTGTTAGTGGATACAAAACCGCTGCTGTTAGAGATGCCAGAAAGTTCTACGGGTTTGATTACACAGAAACAAATTATACAAATCAAAGTTTCTTGAGTCCACTTCCAGTAGGTGCTGCTACGGTAGGATATGTAGCAACTTCTGGATCAAACACAAATTCTACAGAGTTCTCACTAGAGGACGTTGCTGTACAGGAAGTCGCAGGAGTTAACCTAGATATTACAAACAGTGCTCATATTACATATCGTAAATTTACTGTTCCATTACAGGGTGGATTTGATGGATTTGAACCTAATAGGGATAGAAAAATGGGTGCTGACATTGTATCATCAAACACTCAAGGATTTGATATTAGTGATTCACAGGCAGAAGGTGCTCGGGCATTCAAAAAGGCTCTTGATTCAATTAAAAACCCAGAAGCATACGATATCAATCTATTAGTTATTCCTGGCGTAAACCACGAACAACACCCATACATTACCCAGTATGCTATCGACATCTGTGAAGACAGACAAGATACATTCTTTATCATGGACTTAGCAAGTTACGGTGCTTCAATCGCAGATGCTACAGCGACTGCCGCACTACTTGACACAAGTTACGCTGCTGGTTGGTATCCTTGGGTAAGAGTTCTAAACACCAATACAAACAAGTTTATCTGGGCACCACCCTCAGCCGTTCTCCCAGAAACCTTCGCTTATAATGATAATGTTTCTGCTGAATGGTTCGCTCCTGCTGGACTAAACAGAGGTGGAATCGCAGGTGCACAGGGTGTTAAGACAAGACTTAACAGAACAAACCGTGATGAACTGTACGAGAACAAGGTTAACCCCATCGCTCAGTTCCCCGGTCAAGGTATTGTTGCCTTTGGTCAGAAGACATTACAGACAAGATCAAGTGCTCTAGATAGAATTAACGTTCGCCGTCTCTTGATAGCACTTAAGAAGTACATTGCATCGAGTTCAAGATACCTACTATTTGAACAAAACACAGAAGCTACACGTAACAGGTTCTTAAACCTAGTCAATCCGTACTTATCTAGTGTACAGGAAAGACAAGGATTATTCGCCTTCCGTGTGGTCATGGATGAAAGTAATAACACCCCAGATGTCATTGATAGAAACCAACTAGTTGGTCAGATTTATTTACAACCAACTAGAACGGCTGAGTTTATTGTTCTTGACTTCAATATCTTACCAACCGGAGCAACGTTCCCTGAACAGTAAGATAAATTAAAGGTTATGTAAATTAGGAATACGTGATATTTATATAAAAGATATACTTTTTGGAGACAAAATATGGCCAATTTGGTAGAAGAACAAGAGCTATTCTTTAAGGCGTTTGAGCCGAAGATGGCAAATAGATTTATTATGGAAGTAGATGGTCTTCCATCATATGTCGTCAAGGGTGTAACTAGACCAACATTAACACAAGAAGCAAAAGCAATAAACCATATTAATGTTCAGAGATATGTAAAGGGCCGTTCGGTGTGGGGAGCTGTGTCATTAACATTACACGATCCAATCGTACCATCAGCTGCTCAGTCTGTTATGGAATGGGTCCGACTTCACCACGAATCAGTAACGGGTCGTGATGGATACACAGATTTTTATAAAAAAGATTTAACGATTAATGTTCTTGGACCAGTTGGAGATAAAGTAGAACAGTGGATTCTTAAAGGAACTCAAATTCAAGAAGCTAATTTTGGTGAAATGTCTTGGGACAATGATGATCCAGTAAATATCTCACTAACAATCCAACCAGATTATTGTATTCTTAACTACTAGTAGACAAAAAATACAAATTGCTCTAACTGAGCTGCCTCCTCGAAATTATCTTCGGGGAGGTTTTTTGTTATGGAGAAAACTACTTATAGTAGGACATTTTATATGGACATAATTTATGAGCAGAGCAACTCAACTAACGGTCGGACAGGGTGAATCTTTTAAATTAGCTATAACAATTACCGACGAATCAAATAACCCAGTAGATTTGACTAGCGTTTCATTTACTGGATCTGTCAAAGAAACATATTCTTCCGAAGACGTTAGTGCTAATTTTACATTTGCGATTATACCTCCCGCTGCTTCTGGTTCAGTAAATATAACTCTACCAGCAACCACAACGTCTACTCTTGCTGCACAAGATTATGTGTATGATGTGATTAGAACAGATGGCACCGATGTCAGAAGGTTATTAGAAGGAAAATTGATTGTAAGGCCGGGCGTAACCTTAACTAGCTGAGACGATAAATGGCATCTGGAAGTTTAACAGTTTTAATAACTCCACAATCAAACTATATAGTTAGTCCATCACGTAATACAGGATCTCCGGTTGTAATAAATCCGCAGCCAAATTATGTGGTTAGTACAGACCGCACTGTAGTTTCACAAGTCCAGCCAGCATCTAGGTATGTTGATAGTGCTAGGGTTGCTGTCTCTGCATCATATGCTACTAACTCCGATATTTCTATATCATCTTCGTTTGCTGAGGTTTCTAATACTTCATCATACGCAGATAATTTTAAGGTTGATGGTGCAGTAACCGCAAGTACCTTTAAGGGTGATGGATCACTACTGACCGGAATTGTTGCTCAAGGTGTTGGTATCTTGATTGACGAAGACAGCATAGTTCAGGGAGTTGCTGAACGTTTAGATTTTCAAGATGGTTTAGATGTAACTGTATTTGGTGGTACTGGATCAATTTCACTTAATAGAACTGGTTCATTTAGTGGATCTTTCTCTGGCGACGGGTCAGGTATGACCAATGTAGCTAGTGCTTTGTATGCTGTTAGTTCATCACATCTTAGTGGTGGAAACGCAGAAAATATTGGTTACGTAGATTTTGATACAACGTATGTTCCGGGCACACACACAACCGGAAGATTTTATTGGGATGATGCTAATAAAACTGTTGCGTTAGATATGTTCGGTTCTGATGTAAGATTGCAGCTTGGTCAAGAACAACACTTGTATGTTAGAAATGTTTCCGGCGTAACAATCAACAACGGCGATGCTGTACGAATAACTGGTGCTTCTGGAAATAACATTACTGTAGAAAAAGCTCTTTCTACAATTGGTGGAATACTAAATCAAAATA